CAAAGAATCAATCATTACTGCTTTACAAAATGGCTCTCTCACTTCTTACGAAATGGAAGACTTGACACGCATCCCAAGGAATTCTATTGTTGCTGCTTGCAAGAAAATGGCTCATAAGAAAGAGTTGACCTCTGAAAAGATCAAGATGGGACGCTCTTGGGTATTGAAATACACCCTTGCTGAACACATGATTGAAGTTAAAGAACCTGAGAAGCCTAGATGCCTACTCAATCCTTTTGACATCAGAAACGCCAAAGGTATCTTTACCAAGGCTGAGTATGCCGTGATGAATGCACAGGCTAAGAGACTGCTTGGCAGATCACCAACAAAAGAAATTACCAACAATCAATTTATTTAAGTTTACAAAGTAGAATTAGTTTGATATTATGGAATCCAGCTAGGTCGGGAGTTGCTACCCAACCGAAAAGAGTTAACCCTTCTCCTGCTGGCAATTCCTTTAAGGGTGGTTTAAAAAGCGGAATATATGCACTACTACCAGTTTCACATTGGTGACTACAAAAGTCACACCCACCACCTTTCTTTGTTGGAAGATTTGGCTTACAGACGTTTGCTAGACTTCTACTTTTTGCATGAGAAACCCATAAAGCACAGGGATGTTGCTCGTCAGATCGGTATGCGTGAGCATGAAGAAGACGTAATGACTGTCCTCAATGAGTTCTTCATTTCAACAGAAGATGGCTTTGTTTCTCCTCGTGCAGACAAGGAAATCAAGCAGTACAAAGAGTTTGCCGTAGCAGGTAAACGTGGGGCTGCTAAGAGGTGGGGAACACCCCCCAATGGGGAGGCTATTAGCCCCCCTAATGCTACCCCAATAGCAACCATTAACCAAGAACCAATAACCACTAACCATAAACCAAAGAGAGAGAGCGCAACTATCGTTGCTTGTCCACCAGATGTTTCTCAACAAATTTGGAGTGATTGGGTAGCTTTGCGTAAAAGCAAAAAAGCACCGATTACCAAAACTGTTTTGAATGGTGCTATTGCTGAAGCAAAAATACTTGGTTGGCATTTAGAGAAGTTTTTGGCTGAATGGTGCAGTCGTGGTAGCCAAGGCTTGAAAGCAGAGTGGATTGTTAAACCAAACCCTGCCGACAAAGTGAGGCTCACTGTTGCTCCAAGTAATGAGCCTGACCCTGCTTTAGAAAAGATTAAAGATGATGACAAAAAAGCAGTTTCTATTCCGCTAGAGGTATTGGCAAAAATGGCAGAGTTGCGGAGAAAAGTATGATTCACTATCACGGCTTACCAATTACCCCATCTACAGCCGCTGTTAAAGCAATTGAGAATGGTCATGCGTTTGTGTCATTTGCTCACTCTGATCAGCTTTCAACAGCAATTGAGGTGTGTCAGTCTTTTGCCATAGACAATGGAGCATTCTCTGCTTGGCGATCTGGCAATCCAATCCAAGATTGGCAACCTTTCTACGATTGGTCACTTAATCTCAAGAAAGTACCTTCTTGCGACTTTGCAGTAATTCCTGATGTGATTGATGGAACTGAAGCAGATAACGATGCTTTACTGAAAGATTGTCCTCTGCCTACATGGTTTGGCGCACCAGTTTGGCATATGCATGAATCCTTCCAAAGACTTGAACAACTTGCAAACACCTATGTGCGTGTCTGCATTGGCAGTTCTGGGGAGTTTTCTACAGTAGGAACGTCAAACTGGTGGGTAAAGATGAGTCAAGCCATGAGAGTCATTTGTGATGACATGGGAAGACCTGCTTGCAAACTACATGGATTAAGGATGCTTGACCCCGCAATCTTTACCAAATTACCATTTTCATCAGCAGATAGCACCAATATTGGCAGAAATGTTGGCATTGATGTGCATTGGAAGCATGGGAATTATCTGCCGCCAACCAAAGAAGCAAGAGCGCAAGTCATGCGTTCTAGGATCGAGGCATTTAATGCCCCTTCACAATGGAATTTTTATCAACCAATGGAACAGGAAACACTTTTATGATTTTTGCTTTAATTGCATATGCCGTGGCAATGGTTGCCGCAAACCTTTTAGTGGCTACATTTGGGCCAGCAATCAGCCCAATAAACGCATTTTTATTGATTGGCTTAGACCTTACATTGCGTGATTGGCTTCATGTTCGACTCAAAACATGGCAAATGGGTGGTTTGATATTGGGAACAGGAGTTTTGACCTATTTGCTAAACCCTGCGGCAGGGATGATTGCGGTAGCTTCTGCGGTGTCATTCTTAGTGGCGGCTTTGGTAGATTGGGCAGTTTTTGTTAGAACCACAGGTTCATGGATTAAACGAGCCAATGTTTCAAATACTGCTGGCGCTGCCGTTGATTCTTTGTTGTTCCCGACCATTGCTTTTGGCGTATTGATGCCTGAAATTGTGGCACTTCAGTTTGTAGCCAAGGTATCTGGTGGTGCGGTTTGGTCTTATGTTTTAGAGAAAAAACTAAAAAATGTCGCACTATGAAGCCCACATCCTGTTAGACAAAGTAAAAGATGGAGTCCCCTTTCCGCTTCATCTGATAAACAAAGCATTGGAGCTTACTGGTGATCTGGAGTAGGCGCAATAAAGAAAACCCTGGTGACAACATAAGGCTCACAGTTCCATCAAAGAATGAGCCTGACCCTGCGTTAGAAAAGATTAAGGCTGATGACAAGAAAGCAGTTCCTATTCCGCTAGAAGTTTTAGCAAGAATGGCTGAATTACGGAGAAAAGCATGACACATACATTTCCATATAAATGGACTTTGGCAGAAGCTAATTTCACAAAAGACAAAGGTAAGGTGTTTTCATGCTTTGCTTGCGGTGGTGGTTCAACAATGGGATACAAGTTAGCTGGTTTTGATGTACTTGGATGCAATGAAATTGACCCTAAGATGATTGAAGCCTATAAGACAAACCACAATCCTAAATATGCTTTTCTTGAGCCAATTCAAACTTTTAAAAATAGAGATGACTTGCCTAAAGAACTTTACAACTTAGACATTCTTGATGGTTCACCTCCATGTTCTAGTTTTTCAATGGCAGGAAACCGAGAGGAAGATTGGGGAAAAGAAAAGAAATTTAGAGAGGGTCAAGCAGAACAAGTTTTAGATACTTTGTTTTTTGATTTTATTGATTTAGCAAAAAAACTACAGCCTAAAGTAGTTATTGCTGAAAATGTTAAAGGTTTACTAATAGGAGAAGCAAGGTCTTATGTTTCTAAAATATATGAAGCATTTGATGAAGCTGGCTACATTGTTCAACATTGGTTGCTAGATAGTTCAACTATGGGTGTTCCTCAAAGACGGGAAAGAGTTTTTTTTGTAGCCATGAGAAAAGATTTAGCAGGCCCGTTTTTAGAATCAATTGATATGTTTACAGTTGCGCCTAAATTACAACTTAAATTTAATGAATCAAAAATAAAATTTAATGAGTTTTACCAAGCTGGTATTGATGATAGGCCATCAGGTAAAGGAAAAATATATGACTATTGGAATCTAAAACAAGAAGGTGATAAAGCATTTTCTGATGCTTTGATTAGAGAGTATGGTAGAAATTCTTGTTTTAATCTTTGTTATTTGCATTTGGATGATGTATCTCCAACATATACAGCTAATGGTGATTGTTTATATTTGTTTAACGAATATAGAAAGCCTAATAAATTTGAAAGTTCTTGTATTGGAAGTTATCCACAAGACTATAACTTTTGCAAAAGTCAATATCATTATTTGATTGGAATGAGTGTTCCACCAGTAATGACTGCACAAGTTGCAAAACAAGTTTATGAACAATGGTTGTCAAAATTATGAGCCACTCTGAAGCTATGAAACTACTAGACAAGGTGCGTGAAGGTATCCAATACCCTCTACACCTGATAAACAAAGCATTGGAATTAACTGGTGATCTACAGCAGACGGACGATTGAAAGTCCAAACGATAGAGTCATTCTTGAGCAAGCAGAGGCTCGTGAACTTTATCGTAATTGGGAGTGGACTAAGAATCGTGACTTGATTCGTGCAAGGCTTGAAAGAGCAGAGCGAATTTATGGTACGGGTGCTAGAGATCGAATTCGTTTTTATATGCAACAAATGAGGGATGGGAAACTTCTATGAGTTTTATGATAACTTTTAAAGTAGATGCTGACCCTGTTGGAAAACAGAGAGCAAGATATGCCAAGCGGGGAAACTTTGTTCAAACTTACACCCCTGACAAAACAAGAAACTATGAGACTTTGATTAAAGCAGCCGCAATAGAAGCAATGGGCGCTTCCGAACCCTTGGAGACCCCTATAAACCTGTATTTGTACATTCGTGCTCCGATTCCTAAGTCTTTGTCTAAAAAGCGCCTAGAAGCCTGTTTAAACGGCTTGGAGAAGCCAATTAAGAAGCCAGATGCATCCAATGTGCTCAAAAGCGTAGAAGATGCCATGAACGGGGTTGTTTACAAGGATGATTCTCAGATCGTGAATATTCACGTTACAAAGGTTTATTGCAGTGTTTCAGGGATTGATGTTTGCGTAAAAGAATGCTTGGACTAAGGGTAAATCCCTATTCAAAACATTCCAAAACAGGAATAACATTTAATTTTTAACAGGAGTGAATCATGGAAAAAACTTGGGAATTTGACACAACAATCGGTCAAGGTAGTGAAGTAGTGACAGTAGTCTATGAATACGAAATAGACGAGGACAAATCCACCTATAACGAGTCTGTAAAAGAAGTATGGTTTGAAGGGCGTGATATTGTGGGATGTATGTCGCAAGAGGCTTATGCTGAACTGGATATGGAGGCGGCAATGCGTTTTCAGAATCACAAACTAAACTACAAGCAAACATCGGATATTCAGCCATGACTAGGGAAGACATTATTAAATTGGCAATAGAGAACACTATTCATGGTCTGAAGTTTGATGAAGAT